CTGGCTTCTTCTCGACAGCATTGAGTCTTTCGGAAACAGTCGTTAAAGCATCAGTGATTTTCTCAATCTGTTCTGATGCTTCTTTCTTTTCCAGCTTACCAGAAATAGCTGCTACTGCTTCAGTTAACTTACCAACAGTTTTCTGCAATTCTGAATCATCGTCATTGCTGTCATCGTTCTTCTTGGTAGCATCGCCATCTTCTTTTGGCAACATATCTTCCAAAGCTTTTACAGCTTCAACAGCAGCTTTGATTTTAGCCAGTGAATCCTTGGAAAGCTTAGCTCCTGCCTTCTCGACTGCTTCTTGCTTGTATCCTTGGCTTGCATGTACAGCAAGGACGCCAATAGCCGCAGCAAGATCAGCCGGGAACTCTGCCTTGTAATCATTGACCAGCGTCAACGACTTTACAAGCTCTTCCATAACTGCATCGTTTAGCTCACTCTTTTCAAATTCAGCATTCTCAAACTTATCGCCGAGATACTTTATCAACAATTCTTTCACTTTCGGGTCCATTGTGTTTACTCCTTTTGAGAGATAGTAAGATTCAGTTCTTTGGAAACCACCTTCAGATTCGACGAGTTTAGAATACGAACATGACACAGTTGCATCATCTTCAACACCATACATGCTGAAATTAAAATCTCTCATATTCTTTATCTTATCGCCATTTACTGTAACTGAAGTACCTCCTTTTGTTCCGTTGCTTTCTATCTCAATGTTAATTTTCTTTGTTGCTTTCGAGGTAGAACCTTTCATTAGCGTTCCACACTTCGGACACTTGATCTTCGCACAAGATATTGATTCGCCTTTACCCAACTTTTCATGCAAACCTTTGTATCCACAATCTGGACAGACACAATACTTTGCACCTCCATCGACTTGAGCAGAACCACCTGTTCCACGGCCATCACCTCGTGCTTTGAACATTAAGAAACCACGCTTGTTGGCAGGTCTGTCAACATACGAAATTTCCTTGATCGTAATATCTTTAATTTTTCTACTTTTTTCCATTTGCAAAACTCCTATGTTCTTGCATACCCAGCCATACTATAACCGGTCAATTTTCCTTTCTTGATTGCTTTCCAAATCTTCTTATCAAGAATCCTTGTCACCAATACCCATGAACCTTTCTTGACCGATTTTCCTTCGACCTTAAAGTCTACAGGAGCAATGTAATTTTCAAGTATTCTTATCTTTACATTCTTACCCTTGTGCATCACCTTGAACGATTGCACTTCTTCCATGTACTTGTACGCAGCTTTCTTAATCTCATCTACATTCGCTTCGTCTCCTTGAGCATCCACAACATCTGGTTCATACACGATCCCATAGACAATGCGTTCGTCCGCTTTCTTCAGGACTGGTACAACTGGGACCTCTACCTCAAATTTCTTCTCACCAAATTTCGAGAGGTCTTCTGTACATTGCATTTCTACTTTGTCAATCTTTTGAACCGGAGTCAGAACCTCATTGAACAAAGGTATGCACTCACCACTAAACTCCTGCGTATACACGTAAACACAAGGCTTATCAAGTTGCTCACCAAGCATCTTGGTAACTGCTTCTTCCAAAGCCTCATTGGGTTCATCATCATCTGATTTTATAATAACTTCTATTTCATCTTGCTCTGTAAAATCCAATTTGACAAAGACAGCATTTTCACAAGTCACGATAGGCTCAAATTGTGCAATGTCGATTCCATCTTTTCGTATCTCCATTGCCTGCTTGAATGCTTCTCGATCAATACCCTCCGTGCTATGCTCCAAGCTCCTCTTGTGCAATTCCTTCAAAAGCATTCTATATTTCGCAATAAGATTATTACGATTCAAACTACCAACGACAATATCATCACACTTTTGAAAATGTTTATCCCACAACTGAATGCATTTCAGCCTAAGCACCAGCAACTCTCTATCATCTGCTTTCTTCAATTGTGCTTGGTTCAAATTTTCTACTCGTGGCTTAATATACATTATCGCCGCCTTTTCGGAGTATTAGTAAGTGTTTTCTTGCCAATCACAGGCAACATTGCACATCTACATCTAGGATGAACTGGTATAATTCCTGAAGCTTCATTCACAGGATATTTCTTTCCATCTTTAGCAACACACAATTCACAAGCATCAGTCGGAGCTATTGAAAATTCAACTTGCTCAATACCATTCTGTTCTAATCCTTGACAGTACCCTGTGTTTTGTGCTCGTGCTGTTTCAGTACGTGCAATCGTTTCCATCCTCTGTCGATGTGCTTTATCCGCAAATCGTTGAACTTTGCGATCAATACCCTTAACTTCTTTTGCTTCTAAAGTCTTGCGATACTTTATGACTGACTTTGTTTGATTATCAGTCAAACCAACTATTGGACGAAGCTCACGAGCAATCTTAGGCATCGACTTACCATCTTTGATTCCTATACTGATGAAAGTACGTATACCTGCTTTCGTTTCTTTAGTGACATCCGTAACCAGCTTAGCACATATCTTATCTGCAGCTTTAACTGCTTTTACATTTAACACATCGAAACTACCAGATATTGCCAGCGACCTGAAGGCAGCATTCCCTCCAGATTGCATAACCTTCAAAGTCACTGGCTTCAGGACGTTCTTGCCCTGTGTTTCGATCTCTTTCCAATCCGTCAACGTAGCTGTAATATCTTTCTTGAGCTTCGTACGTATGTCTCGTTGCACTTGCTGTGTAGCCAGAGCAAACCATTTCCTAATAGCCAGCAGAAAGATACGTTCATTCCGCACAGCTAGTTCACCCAAAGTATTCTGAATTGTTTTAGTTATCGTTATCATCTACTGAAACATACTTAGCTTCAAAATCACTTGAACTCATTACAGATTTATCACCATTCTCATGCGTAACAACATACTCACCTTCTCGAATGTACTCCTTATAAAGATCATGTTTTATAAATGGCATTTTTTTAATATCCAAAGTACAGGCTTCACAATCTTTATACTTACCCTCTTTATTCTTCCAATTACATTTACGCACAAAAGGTATGCAACTAAAGCCATATTCCATACCAGCTTTATATACTTCAGCTTCAACTTGTTCTTGTCTTGTCACGAATTTCATTGCAATAACTCCTGTTCTATTTTATCTACTTCTTCATTTGGTTCACCAACTGTAACCAATGACGAACCAACATAAAACTTGTCACCTTCAGTATATGGTTCACCCTTGCCTAAATCTTTCCTTGCTTCATTTGGCGTCTCAATGCTAGTCGTAACCATTTTCACATGCTGCTCTATCGCATCACCATAATTACGAAGATCAATATCGTTGAACTTGAATTCATATGTCTCTGATCGCAACAAACAATTATTTATGATTTCTTCCATATCCTGTTGCATAGGTTCAACCACGCCTTCAACATAGACCTTAGTTGCTTCAACTGCAACATTGCCGCCGAGATTACCTACCGTACGAACACCTATCCTCTCTGGAGGCATTGAATACGAAATCATAATATTGTTTCGGCGTTCCTGCTCATACAATCTGAAAGAAGCGTCTTTAGGAATATCACCTGCCAATGGCTTGTATGTAAAAGTGACTCCTTCTGGCTGTGTAACAACCAACGTCTTATGAGCGTTTTGCGTTCCAACAGTACTGTGCTTTACAAAATTACTTATTACAGTTTGAGCACCCTCATTCCAATCACCCTCTAAGATTATTACCGCAGAAGGCATACCAAAGTTTTGGAAGAACGATAAATTGTAGTCTCGTTGATTGATAGCACCAATCACATCACCAACAGCAGGAAGAACATCAGGAGCACCGTAGTACTGAGAACGGGCATAGTAGTTCTTGTGAAAAATCATCTCGTTAGCGATAACAGCATCTTCACCCATTTCTTCTTTACCATCTGATGCTGCGATCCTCCCTTCAACCCCAAACCGCTTGAACCATACTTTTTTGTTGTTGCGAATCTGACAATACTTATCCCCGTCCTTATGTACTCGAATAGTGTGGGCTGGTACGTGATATGCTTCTGCTACTTCTTCAATACCATTACGAATGACCTCCATACCGAACCAACCAACCGTACCGAAATCAATAAGCAGTTGCTTCATCATAGTCCGGAAAGATGTTTCAGGATTAGGGTGGGCCAAAAACTCTTCAATGGAATCTAGCTCCTTCTGATTGTCCTTCTTGCCTTCCCGTAATTGTAATGCCCAACCAAGTCCCGCAACATCAATTGCGATCTGTCTAACACATCGAGCAAAGATAGGATTAGAATCAAGCAACACCATAAACGAATTCGGAGAAAACGGAGGGTCAACCAAATCCATCTGGCTTACATATATCCTCGACTCTTTAAGCTGCTTAGAAGATTCCTTCTTCGCTTTAGCAAGAAGATCATAAGCATAAATTCCTTTAGTTGTCTGAACGAAAGCTTGACCCTTTTTCTTTTCTTCAGCCATTATTTTCCGTCAACATAAAGTTGTTTAATCTCTTTTTCGGTAAGTGCACAATTATAAGTAGCAATACCTTCAATTTTTCCTTCAGGGACTTCTATAGAATCACTATCCACATTGAAAGTTAGTGAGTTAATCCGAACAGCACTTATCATACCTGTCTTAATCATACTGCCGTCAATCATTTCACAACCACCCCCATCCCAAGCTCCAACTAGTTCCTTCGACAGGGGTTTCGGCTTTACTAGAAGCAACTTCGGAATCAGAGCACCTACTATCGCTGCTCCAAGCAACTTGAATATGTCTCTACATTTCATTTTGACCATATCCATATCCCCTTCAGAATACATACAGTTGAAATTGCAATGATACTGATTACTACTGCAATAGTAACAACTGCTAATTTGGCAACTGCTAACTTAGTTGACGTTTTCATTTTGTTCATCCTCTAATATCCCGTAGTATTTGATGTCGTTGTCTGGTTTATATAACAAGTATAACAACCATACACTTGCTGCCAGCTATAAACTGTCTGACGAACCGGTGTAACTGATCGCCGCACTTTAGATCGTCTTCCTTTAGTGAAGAATTCATATGCTTTAACCAACAACTTAAATTCTACTGGATCACCACCTTTATCCGGATGCAACAATTTAGCTTTAGCACGATAAGCTGGTTTAATATCTTCCAGCACTGCTTTGTTTGCATCTAATCCTAAAATCTTCAACGCTTCTGCTTGTGTCATTCTTTCATCCTCGACATTACATGCTCAAGCACTTCCTTTTTACCCTCAAGTTCAACTCGGACAGTAATACTACCCCGATAGTCAATCAACGTGCCTATTACCCAACTGATCTGTTTACCATCCTGCACCGCCTTATTGAAACCCTGTTCGTCATGAGTTTGACCCTCGATGTAATTCAACCCCATGTAATCATAGGTCGCACGACATAGTTTCCAATTTTTTGTATTTACCATCATACTTACCCCTAAACTTAAATCGTTCGCCTGTCTCATTACACATTGCCTCGTTACCTTCAATTCTAAATGTATCTCTAAGTTCCATTTTTATCCTCCCTATGCTGTTACCACCATTCCTTTCTTTCCCGGCCGACATACTGTAAACATAATATATCGCAAAGCATCGCACGTATGATCGTTCTTTGATAACGGTATATCTTTTGGATTGCTTGAGACGGTGCCCTTGGGATATTGATACATCGCCATCTCACGACAAGTATTCTTACACGTCTTGAAGAAATACAAACTCGGCCTGTTATTCGCCTTAACAATGAGTTTACTTTGTACAAGCTCAATACCACGAGCCACATCTTTTCTAGCAGTAATTGTAGATATGCCCACTCGTCGCAACTCAGATCGGTCCTCTGCATTTTCCGGGTCAGCATAAGTCCCTTGATAAGTTTCACCAACACTGCGTGCTTTGATGTTAGCGATATGCTCTCGGATGCCAGTCTTTGCTTTGTAATATTCACGATATACATACCAATTTTCATCCTTATCTTTTGCCAGCCATAAACAAACAAAAGGATTGGTGAAGCCGAAATCAATCCCACGATAAAGTTCCCAACTATCCGGAATCTTAAATGGTTCTATTAAATGAGTCTTACGATTGAAACCTCGATAGACTGCTCCATAATAACTTGCAAACAATCCTTCGATACGAGTAGCCTTTGTTTCTTCCGGCCACTCAGTAATCATATCATCAATTCGCTTGTCAGCAATATAACCTCCACAACTAATACGATTGTCATTCAAATTAAAATGAAAAATCTCATCTGCTTCTGGTAAATCTTCAACACGCTCTTCCAGTAAAACCTGTGGAACAATCGGCGTCATACTCCAACTCAAATATCCTTGATTGGTGATCAATCTTGTTTGTGTCTCATTAAAAATACCTTGAAAGTCGTGAAGACATTGTTCATCATAATGAGCAGACTGTATAGCTCGACCCTGAAACAAAGACCTGCCTTGATTGAATGCTTTGAATTCAATTACATTACCATTGTCTAAAAAGACTTTACGAGGAACACGATCTTGACCCCATTGCATATTTATAACATGATCAGCAGGAAGCATCTTTTGAAGATAACCTTCCCATAAAATATCCCGCACCTGCTCCCATGTTTCAATTCCAACCCAGTGCGATCCTGTATTACATGTTCGGAAAGGATGAACATTAAGAACCAACATTGCAAGGTCTATCATATTGTTGTATGTCTTACCGGACAAGTTACCACCGAACATCCATTTAATCATAGCCTGTGATGCAAAATAGTCCCGCTGATCATCGCTAATCGGTTTATGCAATGCAACTGCTCTTCCAACATATTGTATTTGGTCAATGCTTAGCATGTGATTTCCTTATTTCATCTTGAATAGATTTAGCGTCCTCTGGCGTCAACTTAGTTTTTAGACCACCAGACATTTCAACTGATTTCAATGATGGGTGAAGTTTGTTAAGAATTGAAGTGGCTAACGATGTATCTTCATAACTCTTGTCTACTTGATAATCAATCCATCGTGTAAACTCCTTTCTTTTCTTTTTTGGCTTTCGTCTTTCAAGCTCGACTCTTATAATGCTTTGTCTTAATTCTGAAGCTCGTCTACCCGCCAACGAGCCCTTAGGTCTACCCCCACCGTTACTACCGGAACCAGATAGTATTTTACCATCCGGACCCCGCTGAACTTTATTAGTATTCGTATCAGAAACATTTCCTATACTTATAACCCGCTTTTTACTATCACTAACGCTATTTTGCTTATTCTTTGATACTGGTTTATCACTCTTCTTTACGGGTTTCTTTTTTGCTTGCTTTTTCTTAATGGATTTACAAAGGTCTTCTGCTTCTTTCTTAGCTTCTGCACGCTTTGTTTGTTTCGTTGTCATTACGTACAAAATACTATAGAGGATATGGATACTATAATACTATTTTGAGAAAAGTTAGGGGATATGCTATAAGTTGTTTGTTGAATTGAAGTAAGGATGATTTTTACAACGTTGTTTTTTACTGTCTTGCTTATACTACTTTTTTCGATTCCAAACAAAAAAGCGGAAGATTTAGGTCTCCCGCCTTTACCCCTATTCATAAATTATTCTTCATCTCATTGACATTTCAGAAAATCAATGTTTGGCTTTTCACCTCTAAGAATAGCATATTTCATTTGACACGTCATAGCTTGTATTATTTTTGCAGCGTTATTACTCTTCTCCTTCATTGCTGCATTCCCAAAACGCTCCTTTTCAAAAGATAGTCTATCCTCACATAGACTACGTGACAATTCCTGCAAATTCTTTACTGATTTTTTAACCACTAACTTTTTCTCTCTTGCCATTTTCATTCTCCTTTAACATACGTACATTTCTTAACTGTTCACGCTTTGCAGCGACTAACTCATCTGGAATATCTGAACGTTTCAAATACCACTTAGTACATAAACACTGTTTTACATACACATCCTCTAATAAATCTACATTTTTTTTCATTCTAAATTTCGTATACTGTTTTGATGTTAATTTCATATTCTTATACTTACGATTGCCTTCACTCATACGCATTCTAGTTTCTTTTGAGATTATCCTACCTTTACGAGCTACACTCAATTTCCTTCTAGTTTCTTCAGAATGTTTTTTACCTTTCTGAGCTACACTTATTTTCCTTCTAGTTTCTTCAGAATGTTTTTTACCTTTACGAGCTTCACTTATTTTCCTTCTAGTTTCTTCAGAATGTTTTTTACCTTTCTGAGCTACACTCAATTTCCTTTTACTTTCTTTTGAGATTATCTTACCTTTACGAGCTTCACTCATACGCCTTCTAGTTTCTTTTGAGATTATCTTACCCTTATGAAATTCACTCATTTTCCTTCTAGCTTCTTTTGAAAATTTATGAGAATTATGCCCAGATAGATATATATTCCAACACTTTTTCTGTTTGCTCCAAAACACTTTCTTCCCACAACCACACTTACATAATGGAGCTTTAGAAGACATTATGAACCCTTCAAAATACTATTACAAATTCCACACCGACAATATCTTAACCTCTAAATATTGACGTCCCCAATTTAATGCTTCTTGATGAGTAGGAAAGAACACGTCCAATTTATTTCCTT